TAACACTTCTCTACTATTAAACCCAGGTAAAGTTACAATATCAAATTTAATCCCTATGTTTATAATAAAAGCATCATTAATGTTTATGGCATCTGTTAACATTTTATATTGTGATATATATGTTTTTATGTTTTCTTTTAAAGCATATGAAGCTTGAGTAAGTTGACCTGATTGATTAGAACTTAAAACATACATGTTTAGTGCTAAAGGATTGTTATCTATTATGTTATCTTTATTTAATTGAGAGTTTTGTTCTATATATACTTTAGATACACTGCCATATTCTTGAGGTAAACTTAATACTCTTATAATATAATCTTCTTTAGTTACAGCACGTAATTGGGTTGGGAAACTAGCTATGGCGTTTTGTCTAATTTCATCTAGTGTGTCTCCATCTTTGCCACCAGTAGCAGCTATTGAATTGTTAAATGCTAATGAATCAATAACATATTCAGATAAAGTGTTATCTAGATTAGTATTGTTAAAAGTAATATCAGCGTCAAATATTTTAGTTAATGTATTAGATGAAACATTTGAGGACACACCTCCACCTACTAAATACTCTATTGTTAGTGTTGTGTTAGAAGGAGCTATACCGTATGTTGATGTATAAGTAAAATTTGAAGGATCATATGCTATATCTATTTTGGATATAGATTCATTATTTCCTATACCTATATTATCAGTATTAGGAATAACGGTTTCATCAGCTAAAGATAAAACGCCTGAACCAAACTGAATTTCACAAGTGTTATCAGATTTAAATCTTGTAACAAACCTGCGAGGTACTTTTTTTAATTTGAGTAAATAAGGTGTTGTATCAATGTATTGAGAATAATTAGGATCGTTTATTGAAGAATTCTGAATATTATCGAATATAGTTTCTTGAGCTAAGAAAGGTACTTCATCCCATTTATTACCATCACTGTCAACTATAGATAATATTTTAATTATGTTTGTATCTTCTAGGTTTATAGTAGAAAATTTAGTTGGTGAACCAAATGTTTGAGAATAAGTTTTAACTTTTCCGGATATAGCAGGAATTTGTTTTTTTAATAAATAATATTGGGGTTTATTATTAAATGTTGAATATACTGTTAATTCTGTTGGATTAAGAGAACTAGATATTGAAAAATCTAATTTATTTTCAGTATAGAAAAAAACATTAGAATCAGTATTTGATTGTATCTGAACACCTTCATTTATTATTAAACAATAGTTGTAATCAGGAATCATATTACTACCACTTACTACTGCAGGTAATTGTTGATATACATCTAACATTACATTTGCTGCTGTTGTAATTTTAGGTTTGTAACCTAACATGTATGATAAAGTTAAAAGGTTTTCCTTTTCTTTAGCGTATTGTATAAAATTTTCTTGAAGTTGATTATCTTGATAGAATGACAAAACATCACCTACATATGAAGCAAGATCAATAAACATTGTTCCTGGCGACGTAGGGCTAAAGTCATTATATGTGTTTGGGAAATATGTTTTAGCGTAATCTATTAATGCTTCTTTAAAAGATGAAAAATCTTTATTGATGTATTTTATATCTTTATTTTCCATTTATTGTTGAAATATTATATTTAGATTATCTTCTATATTAGTGCTATTTATTTTATAACTTACTTTTATAGATACTGTATTACTATCCTGGGATGTAAAAACATTTAAACTTGTTATGTTAACATTAGGGAAATACATTTCTATAGCGTTTTCAATTTTATATTTTATATTGTCTATAGTATCATCAGTTATTTGATCAAATAAATTTAAATCTAACCCTAGATTAGGTTCAAACATTCTTTCATTATTAGATGTTAAAAATAAGTTTAAAATATTAGACCTTATTTGATCTTTAGTTGTATACGTACTGTTAAAAACAGCACTACCATTAAAAGGTAAGGCTACTCCTACAGCTACACTAGGTTTAAGATCAATTGGGTTTATTAATATAGGATTATACATTACTTATTCATTAAATCCATCATCTTTGAAAAATCAGGAATGGCATGAGCAGGAATTTCGCCTGGTAATTCGTTAGGAACTGATGAGTTTATACCATCATATGGATCAAATTTACTAATGTCTTGTGTAGTATTACCATTTAGCATTTTAAACTCTTCAGAATTCATAGATTTTGCAGTTTCTTGTAGGAATGAATTTAATCCAGCTGGTGGGTATACTCTTCCAATTTCAGGTCTAAAACCTCCTGAATTTGTGGTGTGGTGTGCAAAATTTACATTAGCTGTTGTAGGAGAGTGTTTAAATGAATAGTCTAAACTATCACCACTTCGATCATACAATCCATGTTTTTGTAATTCTTCGCGTACTACTTCACGTACAGAATCTTTGATTAGTTTTTTTAATTGGTCTAATTTCATAATTATAAATATATATTTTTAAACAGATTCTTGGTCTATTTTTAGTTTAAGTTCACTGATTAATACATTGTCAAGTGTAGAATATGAAGGTGTTCCTTGAAATTGGATTATGTTTTCATTATTTTTTGCTACAGCATATCGTCTTTGAACAATTACATTTGAATTTGAATTGGATTCAACTATAATTTCAAATGTATACCCTTTATATATTTCTCCTTTATATGTTTCTTTTATTTGTTTAGAAGATGGAAGTTTGTTTTGAATAGTATTTATATTATCTTTAATTGAAGATAAACTTTTTTCTAAATCACCAACATTTTTACCACATTTAATTAACCCTTTCATAATAAAATCCATATTTTGAATTAAAGAACTTACATTATTAGAATATTTTTCAACATTATTAGATTGAACAGATAAAGTATTATCTATACCAGATAATATAACTTTATTTAAAGATATTTCTTGTTGTGAACGTTGTAATAAATCAGATGCATTAATAATCACCCCAGCAGGTATACCAACTCCAGGGGGGACGGATGTTGGAATTACAGAAGTAGTTAATTTAATAGTTTTAATTAATCCTTCAGCTATGGTAACAGCTGTTAATATTGTATTATTATATTCTAGTAAATTGTCTAAAACTGAATCTATTTCTTTTAAATTACTATTAATAGTATTTAAATTGATTATCTGGTTTTTGATTTTTATTTCAATATCGGGCGTTGCACATATGTTGTTAACATTAAAACTGTTAGATACATCAATAGATTTATTTATTTTATTTTCTAAATCAACATTTAAATTTGAAAACCTTTTAATAGCATGTTGTAATAAATTAGACATTTTATAGAGTATAATTTTGTTTAGATTTAATATTTTCTAAGTTAGAAGATAGTTCTTTTAAAGTTAATTTCAATTCACTAGCGGACATGTTAACATTAGCATATGGAGAACCATCTGGTAATGCTATTAAAGTAGATAATCCTGTAGATAAATTGTCTAGCTTATCAATTAATTTTTTTAGTAAATCTACAGTTTTATTACCTAGCAATAAAGGTTCTTTAGCATCTAATCCTAGTTGAATTTTAGGAGCATTAATAATAACTCCTTTGTCACTATCAATGTTAACAGTACCTGTTGTTGATAAACCTATGGCTTTATTAGCAAACAATAATATTGAATCATCTTGAGCGTTTAATAAAACACGTCCAGAGTTAATAATTATCTGTTTTTTATTATATGTGTTTGGGGATTCTGGAGTGTACATTATCTTAATATTCTTATACTACCTATAGGTTTTAATACTTTGGCTTTTAATATATTATTTATACCTTTGATATTTGAAGGATCATGTATTATTAAATTGTCTTCATTATCTACACCTGTAACTACAACAAAATGAGATTTTTTTAAATCACTAGGATCGGATATGCTTCTTTTTTCTAATATTAAAGGGTGATTATATTTAGTTATATAGTCTTTTATAGCACTCATACCTTTAACTCCTCCAGGAATATCAATTTTTGAATAAATTAATTTAAAGTTTTTAGCTAAAGAATTTATTTGAAGAGACCCATTTGAATCGTTATATTTAGATATACTTTCTTGAGATGAGTTATCAAGATTCATAAATTTCAAAAGCATAGATACACTAGCTATTAAACACCATGTTTTAGATTTTTGAATTTGATGATTTATTTTAAAGAAAAATTTAGTTTCACTTGTTAAAGATTGTTCTTCTAAAGATATAGTATCATTTTCTAATAAATCTGGTTGTATTTCTTCTACATCTGATAATAAATCTTCAATATTACCTGGGAAGTTTGTGGAAATGTCATTTTCATTAAATATGTTTAATGATTTTGAAACAGGTTGGTTACTTTTATCTATTTGTTTAGTGGGGCTAGCTACATTAGTTGAAAATGAACCCATATTGGTACTAGCAACTTTTATAGGTATAGTTTGGTTTGTGGTAAAATATATTGATGAGTCATCATTATTAATGTCTTCAACAACAGGAACCCAACCATATTGAGTTTGGGGACCTTGCCCATTACGCATTATTAATATAGGATCTCCGTTTTCACCATTTTTAGACCATGAATTTTTATCTTTAACTGTACTACCAAATCGTATAGATTGACCCCACCTACCCTCTAAAAGTAAATCACCTTCGAAAGGTAATAAAGGATGTATGTTTGACTTTTCATTAAAAGTATTACCTAAAAAAATATCAGTTGACTCATTATCTAACTTTCGTACAGTTCCAGATTCAGTTTCTGAATAATTTGTGTCAGTAGAGCCTGATTTAGGTAAAGCATTATGGTGAGGGTGGTTCCAAATATTAATAACATCTATATAGTAATTTATGGTTGTATTATTACCCTGTGTACTATTATCAGGGAGTGACACTATATATACTATTTCGTTTATTAATGGGAATTTTTTAATATTAGAATTAAATGGTTTAGCAAAAGGCATTGATGTAATGTCATCATTGTAAGATTCATTATATACAGGAACCCATTTAATTATACCTATAGAATTCCATTTACCAAATTTATCAAACTCAAGATCAGTATCTGTTAAAATGACATGTTTTACTCTTACAGGTATAAAGGAAGGGGTAACCATTACATCATTAGATGTATTGGTACCCCTATTCATTTCATTTAATCCGTATTTTATTTCAACCATAAGTTAATTATGCTTCTCCTATTTGCTTAGCATTTAGGTTATTAACTTCCTCAAGTAACAACTGTTTTTCTTTTTCAGAAAGCATAAATGGTGAATCTGATTCACCAGTATTAGCCATAGAACGTTGTATTATAGCTGCCATTTTTATTAAATGTTCATCATTTTTAACAGCTATTTCTAGATATTCTTTTATTAGTGGAACAATTATAGTAGCATCTCCAGTATCTTTTATTAAGGGCTGGAGTTCCCTTATTAAGGCTTTTATTTGGGTTTCTTTTTCTTTACTGTTGTCATAAATTTCTTTTAATAAATCAGCATAAGTTTTTTTACCAAATATTTTAACATTAAAATCCATAATATTGTATTTAACAATAAATATGAAATTTTATATTTCTATGTATCCTTTATCATAATATATATTATATTGAATTTTATATATTTTCTTCAATTTATTTATTACGCTAGTTATGTGTACTGTTGGAGCGTCATGCATTTCTCTAATGTATATGTATAATGCTTTTTTATTAACTTCTTCTAATGTTTCACAATTTTTAAACAATTGCATTATAGAATCAGCAATTTTAGCATCAGCCTGTTTAGGAAACAGAGTATATATGTTTTTATCTATGTATTTTATATACAGTTTCATAAATTTAGAAAGCTCATACGATGTATTTTCAGCATTTATGTTAGCATTAACATTTTTATCTTCATCTACTTCATCCAAAATTGCTTTTTCTTTTAATTTAGAATAATTTTTTTCATTATATATGATTAAATAACGTTTAACAATTGTTCCAAAATATGAATAAGCTTTACCTTTAGACTGATTGTATAAATGCATTTTCTCTAAAAGAAATGTAATTACTTCATGTTTAAGATGGTTAACTGTATCTACATCTGTATAGTAAAATTTAAAAGTATGTATTATATTTTCGGCTAATTTAAAAAAAGCGTATTCTATTTTTTCTCTATATATTTTATCTCTAAAATTTTGGTCATTAGATGCTACATAAGCTAGACAATTTATCTACAGGATTATCTACTTTAATAGCATTACCAGATGGTTCTCCATATGCTAATGTTAACATGTCCGCTAGTGAATTGAAATTAAC